TCAAACTTCACATTCAAGAGAATGAAATGCTTGAGTATTACTTTGGCAAGATGCGTGGCGATGCAGCTGGTAAGAGATGGGGGGAGAAGGACTTTGTTACTGCTAAAGGCGACCGAGTTATTGCAAAAGGCACCGGGCAGAGACTCAGGGGAAAGGCTGAGGGACTTGAGAATGTACGATATACACTTATCATTCTTGACGATTGTGAGGGGCAGGAGAATACCAAGACTAAAGAGCGGCGTAAGGCAAACAAGGAATGGATTGGTGGAACGGTTTTCCCAGCTTTGGACGAGAGCAGGGGAAGAGAAGGAGCTATCTGGCTATCCGGTACGATAGTTCATCATGCCAGTTATCTTCAGGGGATTCTTGATTCAAAGAAACAGGCTGATAAAGAGAATAGAAAGATTTCTTGGCTAGTAAACTTCTATCGGGCAACTAATGATGGCAAACTTGATGATGACAGTGAGCCGATCTGGCCTGATAAATTTCCACTAGAGGTTCTGAGGTATAAGCGACAGACACTTGTTGATGACGGTATGCCACATATGTTTTATCAGGAGTATATGAACGATGCTCGCGATAGGTCAGAAGCTCCAATAAAGGTTGATCGAATAAATTATTACGCTGGTGAGTTTGCTGTTAAAAATGGGTTTGCGTATGTATTAGTAGATACTGTTATAACTCCAAGTGGTGATCCAATGCCTGAAATTGAGGGGAAGGCTGTGCCAATCCATGTCTTTGCTGGAGCGGATGTGGCGTGGACGGCAAAGGACTCTTCGGATTATCAGTCAGTGTCTGTAATTGGGATTGACAAGTACGGGAATAGATATTTGCTTGATTTCTATAAGGAGCATATTCAGCCATATGATTTTGCTGAGATATTAGTGCAGAAAGCTAAAGATTTTCAGCCGATGAAAAGGTTTAGCATTGAAACTGTTGCTGGCGGTGAAGTTGTGAGAGATTTAGCAGAACGGTTTTCGTGGGCTGAGAGAAAGCTAATGCCTGGAATCATGCAGGGAATCAGGCCGCCTCCGGGAATTGATAAGATTGACAAACTTTGCCAAGGATTAGGGTCGTTTGTAAATTCTGGCAAATTCTTTATAAAGCGTGAGCATTATCCTATTTATGAGGAAATGGATCAAATGCCAACCCCAAAAGACGATGATGGTATGGATGGTGTGTATGCTGCGGATTATTATGCTAGAAAAAACAGGCCACGTAGCAAGCCAATGGACATGAGTGTTTTTGATGAAGTTAAAGATAATGAACAGGGCAAAAAGGCTGTAAAAAAGCGGTATAATTGGTTTACTGGAGCAAGAAAATGAAAAAAAGTTTAGAAAATCAAAGAAAAGCCTTGACTTTTCACTATTTTGGGCTTATATTATAAACTATGCTAGACCCCGATAAACGAGCGGTTGCCAATGAAGAACTATTCCGAAAGTGGCGTGACGCTCGGGCTGGCTGGGATATCGAAGCGCGAAAAGATATAGACTTCTATCTTGGCAATCATTTTACTCCTCAAGAAGTCGAGGAGATAGAATCTCGTAACCAGGCTCCGGTTCCTTTTGATCGTCTCTATCCTGATATTCAGCCACAGATTGCAATGTTAACAGCTCGTCCTCCCCGATATATGTTTGGGGGGCGGGAAGACTCTGATTCTGACCTGGCGATGACTTGGCAGATTATTCACAGTCGTCTATGGGAAATTTCAGAAGGTAATCGAAGAGTCCGAGAGGCTCTTTTGAATTTTTCAACAACCGGGCTGGGATATTTATATGTTTATATAGATCGAATGGCGGATTATGGCCGTGGCGAAGTTATGTTCAAGGACATTCCTCCGTTCAGGGTATATGTATCACCTGATACTTCCGACAGGTTACAACACGACGCTTCCGGCAAAGTTCTGTCGTCTATTATGAGCGGCGAACAACTTGTCAGTGTGCATCCTCAGCTGGAAACATTTCTCAGGAATGGCCATGTTGAAGCTACAATGGAAAGGGATTATCCGTCTACTCAACAGTCGGATGAGATAATCAAAGTTTGGACTCCTGACTCAGCTCGTGACCTGGATTGGAATTTAGAGTATTATCAAGTTTTAGAGCGGTTTTATCCTGTTCAGGTACCGTTCTACCGTGTGTTTGATAAAAAAACTAGACAGGATCGAATCTTTTCACAGTTGGAAATAGAAGGCTTCATTCGGAAGAATTTTATTCGATTCAAGCGTGGGGAATGGGAATATGAAGAAGTTCCTCAGCGGCGAATCAAGCGCGAAGCCTCTGTTGGTGGAAGATTTTTAGGCGAGGAGATTCTGGATACTGAATATTATCCTCTTGTCCCTATTGCGAATATCTGGACTGGAACGCCTTATCCTAAGTCCGATGTGTCAAAAGCTAGGCCGATCCAGAGACTCCTCGACAAATTTGTATCTTTAATCCTGGCTCACGCTCAGGCGTCGGCTGGGTTGAAGCTGTTGGTTCCGATGGGCTCCGTTGGCAATATTGAACAACTGGAATTGGATTGGGCCAATCCTGTAGCTGTTGTCGAGTATGATGCCAGCGTAGGTGAACCTCATTATCCGGCACCTTCGCCACTGGCCTCAGAATTTTATGCTTTCGTAAGGCAAGTAGAATTTTATATTGATTTTGTTATTGGCATTCCTGAGTTGATGCAAGGCGTGGCGCAGTCAGCTCCTGAAACTGCAAGAGGAACATTAGCCGTGGCTGATTTTGCTCAAGGCCGTCCAAGAGCTAAATTGCAGCTGGTAGAAGACTCAATGCTGATGCTTGGTCGAGTAATGCTTGATCTGGCAAAAAGTCATTATACTTATGAAAAAACATTTAGAATCGTTCAGCCAAATAACGACATAAACGAAGTTACTGTTAATTACTATGACGATAAGACTGGCGTTCTTAACGATATGTATGGTGACTTGCGAACCGGCGTGGACGATCTCGCTATTTATCCAGGCTCTATGCTTCCGACCAGTAGAATTCAGGAAGCAGCTATTTATATGCAAGCTTACGAAAAGGGCCTGATTGATCGTACTGAAGCTCTCAAGAAGATGGAAATCTTCGATAAGAAGGGTGTTCTTGAGAGAATGGATACAGTAACTCAGCTCATGAATATGGTCAAAGAGCAACAGGAGTACATTAAAGAATTGGAAGGCGACCTACAGACTGCCGACAGGGAAGTCTTGCATAGTAAACGTCAATCCATCCTTGATAAATACAAGGGAAGATTTGAAGAAGTCTTCCAGAAGGTCAAGGCACAAAAACAGGTTGACATGATGGAACTAAAGAAATCGGTTGAACTCATGCTTGGGAAATTGGAAGCTGATATTAAAACAGCTGTCAGTTCTACCGCGAAGGAAGAGAAATCGAAGGGAGAGAAAAAGTAATGGCAGATGAAGCAGATTCCATCCTTAAAGGGGAGGGAATAACTGGCAAAGAAGCCGGTGGTGACACTGGCAAAAGTGATCTTAAAGTTGATGACCCGTTTGTAGCTTCTAGCAAGGATGATAAAGGGACTGATGATAAGCAGCTACCCGGCCAAAATAAAGGTGAGTCCGGCGAGGAGTATTACAAGAGATTGTCTCAGCAGTTTCAAAGTGATAAGGATAAAGCTGTCTCTGATGCCGTCAAGAAGGCTCTTGGCGACAACGAGGAAGCCATTCTACTCCATGAAGCCCTGGACAAACGTCCTGATCTTTGGGATCAAATTGAAAGCGGCTTAAAAGGCGAACCCACGAAATCCGAAGATAGTAAATCTCCTGAGTTTTACGATCCAGAGGCAGCTCGTACCGACCCTAATTCTGAATCCTACAAGTATAGGGTACAGCAGGATCGGAAGATTGTCGAGGATACTGTAAGGGGACTACTTGGGGAAGTGGCTCGTCAGAGCGCTCTTCAAACTACCGAACAGGAACTACGAGAGAATTTTGGTTTTAACGCTGAGCAAGTAAAAGAATTCAGTGAATTCATTACTACTCCGAAAGATCAATTGCCTCTTGATTCTGTTGTAGAGGTATTTATGAAGGCCAAAGGTATCACATCTCCTGAGATGTCTGGTGCGCTGGAAAAGGTACGGCAAAACAAGGAAGCTTTAGCTTCAGCTGGAGCTATAGGTGGAATTGCTGAGACGGCACCTGACGCGCGTGCGGCATTAAGGGAAACTGTGTTAAAAGCCGCTGCGAAAGAAAGAGGCGATATATTTTAGTGAATAGGATGGTGTATTAGATTGGCAGCTGATTACAATCTAGGTACTCTTTTATCTACCGCTGTTGGTGCAACTGTAACTGGTGGGTCTACAGACGCTAATACTAGACGACTGTACGACTTTACCGATGATGTTGCATCATTGGATGCGGTAAACAGCCCATTTTTCGCTTATCTCGCTAAGGTTCGTAAAAACCCGACTACTGATACTGAATTTAAGATGTTGGAAGATAGAAGCAGAAATGAATATGCCGGACGCACCTTTGTGCTGGACGGAACTCATAATGTTTCTGGCGCTAGCGTCGGAGATAGTTTTGCATTCACGGTTGAAACAGCCGCTGCTTCTGAAACTGCAGTTAGTTGGCTGCTTACAGGTATGGAATTTGCAATTGGTTTCATTGATGCTACCAATTACGATCCCCAGCCTATATATGTTCGTATCATTGATGATCCCGTCGTGGGAGCAAATGATACTGCTTTTAACGGAAGGATCGTTGCTGATCCGACCAGCAGCATTGCTAGCTATAGTGCCAACGATACGGTGGAGTGTCAGGTTCTAGCCAGTGCCTTTATAGAAGGGTCTGGCTCTCCCGATGTGTGGGTTCGTGATTTGGATGTAACTTATGGTTACACTCAGATTTTGAAGACTGCTGCGGAGTGGACTGGTAGCACGCTTGCTACTGAGTATAAGGGTTATAAGAACGAGCGTGAGCGCACGTGGGCAATAAAGCTGATGGAACACGCCGTTGATGTTGAGAGAATGTGCTTGTATGGTGTAAGGGCATCTCAGAGCGGCATTCGTTATAGTTGGGGAATTCTTGGAGCCATTTTGGCGAATCAGGGAACTCTGGCAACTGGAACGACTGCACTTACGTACACTGAGGTAAAGTCTTATATCCGACAGATTGCATATTCCAGCATGACGTACGATGTGTTCTTAGGCGATCTTGAGGTTATGTTTGATCCCGCACGTGGCGGATCACAGAACCGGCTTGTTTTGGCCGGGCTTCCCGTTTGTTCGTTTATGAATAAAATGGGTAATGGTCAATTCTTGGACAATTCAGTTGGTTATGCGAACTCGCCTTTCCGGCTGGATATTGATTTTAACAAAACAAAGGGTGTATTTGGACATAAGATTCTGAATATTGATACTATTCATGGAAATCTTCATGTTGTTAAAGACCCGTTGCTTCGTGGAATCTACAAGGACAAGATGATCTGTGTTGATCTCAAGAATGTATCTTACAGGCCGTTAGCGGCAAATGGATACAATCGAGACACTCATATTCTTTTGGACGTAGCCGCAGACGACGAAGATTTGCGGAAGGATATGATTTTAACTGAAGCCGGGCTTGCTGTGACTCTGTTTGAGAATCAGGGCCTCTGGTCTTTCCATTAAAAGGAGGGTGAAGTAAAATGAGAGCAAGTGTTTTAGAAAAAAGCTCAGGCGATTATCTAAGATTCTGGGACGCTCGGAATGATGCTAACCCTGATTGGAGGATTGGGGCGGCTGACGCAGAAGAGTTTCATATAACGGCGGTCTATACAAGCGGCGCACAAACGCTAGCTCGTGTTGATTTCAAGAATGACTCAAGCCTTGCGTGCATTACCAGGTTCCAAATTGGAACTGCAGCTGGAGATGACTTTACAATCTACGACGGGACTAATGACATCTTCAAGGCGGAGGGTGATACTACACGGTTTACTTTCAGGCTGGATGCTGGAGCTAATAGTGATTTTGCAATCACTAGCGGCGCGACAGACTTGGTTCGTATTGAGAGTGACACGGCAATAACTTTCACGCCGATAGCTGGCGCGTTTGCAGTTGTTGTTGGCACTGACAGCGGAGATGATTTCTCTGTCAGTAACGGCACTGACGATATGATCTTGGCTGAAGGCGATCTCTGTCGTGTTACTGTCGATCTCGATGGTGGCAGCGATGCAGATTTTGCTGTTGTTAATGCCGCTACTGACATTCTCCGCATTTCAAGTGATAATACGTTTGTATGTACTCCGACCAGCTCTTTTAGTGTGGTGTTGGGCACTAGTGGCGGAGATGATTTTATTGTCACTGATGGTTCAACTGAGAGAATTCACATTGACGGCGATGCGAATGCAATTTTAGCTGGAACATGGGTTTTTGCTGATGGTACTGACGACTTTGATGTGGCATCTCATGATGGTACAAATGGTCTGAAGCT